CACTCGCTGGGCGCGTGAAGTGATTGAGGAGGTTGCGGCCTTCCCAGTTGGCGAACACGATGACTATGTGGACACGACCAGCCAAGCACTGCTTCGCTTCAGACAAGGCGGTTTCATCACGTTGGACACGGATGAGCCAGATGAACAACGGTTTTTCAAGCGTCGCTCTGCGGCGTACTACTGAGGTAAAAAATGGCAACCAATATAGACAAAGCCCTGTACCAACAACCCCAAGGTATGGAAGAACTGGCGCAAGACGAAGAGGCCATTGAGATCGAGATCGTTGACCCAGAGGCGGTAAGCATCCGCGCAGGCGACTTGGACATCACCATGATCCCAGACGGGGAAGATGACTTTGGCGAAAACTTGGCTGAGGACATGGACGATGGTGCGTTGTCTACACTGGCAGGCGACTTGGCTGGAGATATTGACAACGACCGCAACTCCCGCAAGGACTGGGAGAAAGCCTATACCGAGGGACTCAAACTCCTCGGCCTTCAATATGAAGAACGTACAGAACCTTGGAACGGCGCTTGTGGTGTGTTCCACCCCATGATTACAGAAGCAGTTGTGCGCTTCCAGTCAGAGACAATTACTGAACAGTTCCCAGCCGCAGGCCCTGTACGTACAAAAATCTTGGGTAAAGAGACACCTGATAAGCAAGAAGCGGCTGTGCGTGTCGAGGCTGACATGAACTACGAGTTGACAGAAGTCATGCGTGAGTTCCGCCCTGAGCATGAGCGCATGTTGTGGAGCCTCCCAGCTACCGGCTCGGCGTTCAAGAAGGTCTACTACGATCCCAATTTAGGACGTCAAGTGTCCATGTTCATCCCAGCAGAAGACATCCTGTTGCCCTACGGCACAACGGACTTAGATACTTGCTACCGCCTGACTCACGTCATGCGCAAGACTGAGAACGAGATCATCAAGCTCCAGCAAGCAGGCTTCTACCGCGACATCGAGTTGCCTGAACCCGGCAAAGAGCGCGACAACATCAAGCAGGCCAAGGACAAAGAGACTGGCTTCAGTGATTTAAATGACAACCGCTACACCCTGTATGAGTGCCATGTGGACTTGGTGTTGGATGGGGACGAAGACGAGGAAGACGGCGAGCCCACCGGCATAACAAAGCCATACGTAGTTACCCTAATAAAAGGAAGCAATGATGTCTTGTCTATTCGGCGGAACTGGGAGCAAGATGACCCCCTTTGTCTCAAGCGCCAGCACTTTGTTCACTACCAGTACATCCCCGGCTTCGGAGCCTATGGCTTTGGCTTGTTCCACCTCATCGGTGGATACGCAAAATCTGCCACCAGTCTCATGCGTCAGCTTGTCGATGCTGGGACGTTATCTAACTTACCCGGAGGTCTTAAGGCTCGCGGAATGCGCATTAAGGGAGACGACACCCCCATCGCTCCCGGAGAATGGCGAGACGTAGACATTGGTTCTGGAGCACTGCGCGACAGCATCCTGCCCTTACCCTACAAGGAACCTTCCATAGTTCTAGCTGGACTGTTGGACAAGATCGTTGAGGAGGGACGCAGGTTCGCTGCAACCGCAGATATGAACGTGTCGGATATGAGTGCGCAAGCGCCCGTGGGCACCACGCTTGCCTTGCTTGAGCGCCAGCTTAAGGTTATGTCTGCTGTGCAGGCCCGGCTGCACTACACATTCAAACAAGAGTTGCGCTTGTTGGCCGCGATCATCCGCGACTACACCGAGCCAAGCTACGACTACGACCCCATCGATGCCCCCCGTAAGGCCAAGAAAGAAGACTACGACCATATTGACATCATCCCTGTAAGCGATCCCAACGCGGCCACAATGAGCCAGCGGGTTGTGCAGTACCAAGCCGTCATCCAGATGGCGCAGATGGCTCCCGATATTTATGACTTGCCGCAGTTGCACCGCAACATGTTGGAGGTGCTGGGTATCAAGGATGCGGACAAGCTCGTACCCCTGCCTGACGACCAGAAGCCCAAAGACCCTGTGTCTGAGAACATGAATGCGCTTAAAGGGACACCACTTAAAGCGTTCTTCTACCAAGACCACGAGTCACACATTAAAGTGCACACTTCCGCCATGCAAGATCCCCTCATCATGCAGTTGATTGGACAAAACCCCAAGGCTCCTCAGATACAGGCGGCGATGACAGCGCACATTGCTGAGCACGTTGGTTTTGGTTACCGTCAGAAGATAGAGCAGCAGATGGGTATGCCCTTGCCTCCAGAAAATGAGAAGTTGCCGCCCGAAATTGAGATACAACTCTCCGGCATGATGGCGCAAGCAGCGCAACAAGTGCTGCAACAAAGCCAAGCGCAGGTTGCGCAACAACAAGCGCAACAACAACAGCAAGATCCGTTGATTCAAATGCAGCAGCAAGAGTTGCAGATTAAACAACAAGAACTTCAGATCAAGCAGCAAGACTTGCAACTCAAATCACAAGAGGTTCAGCAAACACTCCAGATCAAGCAACAAGACTTGCAACTCAGGACGCAAGAGAAGCAGCAAGACATGCAGCTTAAGGCGCAAGAGATGCAAGGCCGATTGGATTTGGACAACAGGCGACTTGAAGTTGATGCTATGAATAAAGCCGGTCAGCTACAGCAACAAAAGAAAACGGCAGACATTGCCGCGCTTGGAAAGGCGGGGGACTTAAAACGCCAGCGTCAACAGATGGAGATGAATGCAAAAACTCAACAACAGAAGGAGCCACCAACTAAATGATCCAAGAATTCGCACGCGTATTGCGCGACAAATTACGCACCGACATGAACAACTACGCAGATGACTGCGCTGGTGGGGCGTGTCGCAATTTTGAAGAGTACCAAAAACTTTGCGGTGTTATTCAGGGTCTAGCCATCGCAGAGCGCCACTTACTTGACCTTGCAGAGAAAGTAGAGAAATCAGATGAGTGAACTCGTTCTAGAACCGGGGCAATTTGCGTTGCCCGAAATCCAACCCGTTGAAGCGCCAGCAAATGACGCAACCAACGAAGAGAAAGCCACCATGCTGCCAGAGCCAACAGGCTGGAAGCTGCTGTGTGCCGTGCCCGATATATCCGAGAGGATTGACGGTACTGAGCTTGATCTCGTAAAAGCAACGTCCACCCTTAGACAAGAAGAGCACGCCACAACCGTGTTGTTTGTGTTGAAGGTTGGCCCAGACGCGTATAAAGATACAACCAAGTTCCCCGCAGGCGCGTGGTGCAAGGAAGGAGACTTTGTGCTCGTGCGTACTTATTCCGGTACGCGATTCAAGATTTTTGGAAAAGAGTTCCGGCTCATCAATGATGACCAAGTGGACGCTGTTGTGCAAGACCCACGCGGATTAACCCGCGCTTAAAGGAGTAGAGATGGCAGAGCAATACAAGTTTCCTGACGAGCTTGATGACGGCAGAAATCAGAAGGTTGAGATAACTCAACAAGAAGACGATGTTGAAATTGAGATTATTGACGACACACCCATACAAGACCGGGGTCGTAGACCGTTGGACAAAGATGTTGAAGACCCAACTGACGACGAGATTGAGAACTACTCCGATAAGGTCAAGGTACGCATTAAAGAGCTAACCCATGCGCGGCACGACGAGCGCAGGGCCAAAGAAGCGCTTTACCGCGAGAAGCAAGAACTTGAGCGTCTTGCACAGCACATGGTTGAAGAGAACAAGCGTCTCAAACAATATGTGAACAACGGCACGGAGCAGTATGGCGCAATGGCCCAGACTGCGGCTGGAGCCGAATTGGAGAAAGCACGCCGGGATTACAAGGCGGCTCAGGAGTCGTTTGACACCGATGCCATCCTTGCGGCTCAGGAAGCTTTGTTTGAAGCCAAAGTAAAAGTACAACAGGCACAAAATTTTCGTCCGCCCCCTTTACAAGTGGATGAATATGCTGTACAACCTCAACAACAACAGGCCCAATCTGTTCAACCGGACGAAAAAACTCTGCGCTGGCAGGCAAAAAACCAGTGGTTCGGTTCTGATGGGTTTGAAGAAGTTACCAGCTTTGCACTAGGGCTGCACCAAAAACTAGTGTCAAACGGGGTTGATCCCCGCAGTAATGAGTATTTCGAGCAAATCGACGCTCGCGTGAAGTCTACGTTCCCCGAAATGTTCGGTGGTACTAGCGAAAAGCCACGGCGACCTTCTTCAGTGGTTGCTCCGGCAACACGTTCCACAGGAACAAGGAAGGTTCAATTGACGCCCTCACAAGCGGCGTTAATTAAAAAGTACAACCTTGACCCTAAGAAGTATGTTGCTGAAGTTTTAAAACTGGAGAATCAAAATGGCTGAAAACCGTACCCCTCGTGACAATGTGTCACGCGAAAAACAGGCCCGTGCTGTATACGTACCGCCGACTGCACTGCCCGATCCGACACCTGAACCCGGATATGTCTACCGTTGGGTAGCC